TTATTAAAATCAAGAGGAAAAGCGAGACCATCGGGAGTGGGACACCATTCTTCATCAAAACTTAAAAAATACTTACGAAGATGTAAGTATTCTATTCCTCTAAAACTGCTAACAGTTAGACGTACCTGTAGCTCTTTAGCTTCATCATGATGAATAATTCGTTGGTATTCTGGAGGAGATGCATATAGTTCCATGCTAACCCCCGTTTTTTAAAATAGAAGCTAAGGGGACCACACTCGTTACATTTTTTGGCTTTAGTAGCCTAAAAGAGTCTGTATCCCAACAAAATAGTAGTAAAGTCTCAGGGGTTGGTTTTGCACGGTTCTTTTTACCCTGAATATAAGACGTAGAAAAGTCCAACGTGCAAACATTGTACTTTAGTTTATTACTATTTTCACTTCTGTACGTAATTACGGCATCACCGTATAAATTTACAAGGTCTGCTAGTTCTTCTTTTTTCACACATACTCCTTAGGTTAGCAGGTTAGTAAAATCTTTTACTGTCCAACATCTAAGGAAGGGGGAAGGGGCAATAAGCCCCTGGAATTAGCTATTTACTGCTGTGAGTACTCCTGTAAAGTACATTGCTGCCTTGCCAGTCAATTTGTTAAGAATTTCTTCATCAACTTCCTGACCTGCATCAGAAATTGCAGCAGACAAACTTTCAATAGCAGCAGCCTTTGATACTCGCCCGCCGCTACTACCACCACTCGACGTAGCTTTGCTGCCACCAGAAGCGGGGGCTTTCTTTACATAGACACCGGCTTTTGTCAAAATCATACGAACACCGTTAGGAGATTCTTCATGCTCTTCTGCAATGTCTTTGACGATTTCCATACTGTTTTCGGGGGTAGGGTCAGCGGCTTCGTAAGCTTCAATTACTGCTGCTTTCTTTTCATCATCCCATGCCATTTTTCTTTTCCTTCTTTGTTGTGATTGAGTAGCCCCAGGACAGTTTCCTGTGGCCGTTAGTTGTTGTTGATAAAATCTTTGGCCCATTAAAGCTCTTTTACCATGCCGATATAAACTACAGTAATTCCGGCAATGGTACAGAACAAGAACCATCCTGCTAAAAATTCCATTTATAACTCTCCTATCAATTTATACAGATATTATACTACCATGAGAAGTAAAAGTCAAGAAGTATTTTTAGATACGTGATAAGTCCACACCATACTCTTGAAGGTGGGAGAGCTTGCCTAAATCATATGCAAGCTGTGTAGCTGTAAAACCCCCTCCCTGCGCAGTAGTCCATCGGTCGCTGTAATCATCACTAATTTTTTCAATTACCCAAATATTAAAAGCTTTGCACCCATACTTCTTTTCATAGTTTACATCAGACATTCCAGCTTTCTCAGCTTGATAATCTATTGAGAGTTCCTGTTTAATTATAGCAGGGCCATGATACTTGGCCGACCATACTATCTCTCCAGCAGCAAAATCTTCAGCAACGCACTCATCCGGGAGATAGTCACACCTTCCCTCTCCTTTTTGGGGGACTCCAGTTCGGTCAATGATGGACTTAACAAATCCAGATGACCTGTATAACCCCGCTGCGATTTCTGAGATTGGGTCGCCGGATAAGAATCGAGTAACCGCATCTGCCACTTCATCTCTTGTGGCGGCTTTGCCTTTGTTCTGGCTTTTTCTTTTTGAGCGGTATGCCTGCGTCTCTTCAAAGTCATCAATGATTTTCTGGAGCCGTGTTGTATTGTAGGCTATATTCAGGATATTGCAGGCCTCCTTCTTTGAGATTGCACTGCTGCCACTCAGAAGATCTATTACTTTCCGTATATTCGTATCGGACAAGTTCTCTGACTCTTTTTTCTTGATTCTTCTCAATTTTTGTTATCTCCCTATTTATATACCATACTGCTTTACTTAAATCATGCACAGGATCATCAGTTTTAATCCCTGCTCTCCAAATATACTTCATTGCATTTCCGAGACAAAAACTCATGTGCTCTGTAATTTGAATACACTCTACCCCACTAGGGTGTGCTTTATAGTGGGGTGGGTGCTCTACATTTAACCATTTACTATTATATTTTTTATCTACCATTGATTACTCCTTCGATTTTGTTTTTTTCTTCGTGAGCATCTATATAATATTCGGCTTTTTCTCTGCTAGTAAGTCGTGCTATATCCTGTATTTGTCCATCAGGTCTTTTTTCCACTACTCTATACTCTCTTTCGTTTTCGGCATAAAATACTTCCACAATATCAAAAGTACTCATCCCTCATTCTCCAGATTCCAAACTCCTCGTCTTTTCTCTACTGGAGTAGTAGTAGGTCGTTGTGCCCACAGACTACCATTTTTCTCTGCATCTTGAAATATTACGGCTGTAATAAAGAAAGCTCCAACAACCAATAAGTGCCCTCCTACACTACCAAGGCCAAAATATATAGTGTGTCCCATCCACAAAGTAAAGACTACTGTCCACATCACCGAGAGATAAAACATTAGTAAAAATTGTGTGTAAGGATTCGGTATAAATCTTAAAGGGTTTGCTTTAAGACTAAAAAAGAAATTGTAGGTGTCATACACCCAAAAGCCTAGTTTTTTCATTCTTCGTCAGGTTCTCCATACATTTCAGCAATTAACCTTGCTTGCTCTTCAAGCTCTTCTTGTTGCTTCTCTAACTCTAAGTACTGCTCATCTACTTTTGATAGGCCAGAGCGAGAAGCTACGAGTTTAAGATGGTTATAACTTTTTTTATTTTTCATCAAACAATCCCTGTAGCTCTTCTTCTCGCTCAAGCCCTGCCAATTTATGAGCAATATGATACTCTTTACAAACTTCTTCAAAAGTATGCCACATATTATCAAATTTAATTTCGTACAGTTCTTTTATAGCAAAATACTTGTTCATAAGGGCATCCGCTAATGCAGGCTCCATACTTTCCCATCTAGCATCTTCTATAAAATATTTGGTTACTCTCTGAATATCCTCGGTAACATTTCCAAAGTGTAACATCTCTTGTTCTAAGTCAAAAATTGAATTACTCATTTCGCAGTGATCCTCGTTTCGTAATCTGCGAGAGAATCATCCCACCATGAGGGGGCAGATCTCCCAGTCCAACTGGCAAAAGTAGCCTTGTCGAGATGATAGTAGTCACGATAAGACTGTATAGGATTGTCATAGTCTTTGAGCACGTCTGGCATTGCCAATCCGAAAGTGGTAAATCCAAGTCTTTCCATTTTGACAATATCGGGTAGTTCGTTGATGACTGTGACTGATTTGTGTTGCTTCCCATACCTATAGCGATACTCCTCTCCTAACGCATTGCCATAGCAGTGTGTCCACTCATAATTATCCAATGAACTACGTGCCCATATAGTACAAGGATGATTGTACATCATAGGCAGGTAAGGAGTAAGAGGTCTGCTTTCAGGCGGTAAGTGTTTAATCTCCTTCTTCAAGGAGTTGAGATGGTCGGACTCTGATTTATTCAAAGCCCGGGGTACAAAACCCAAGTGCACGTCGATCCAGACAGCAGTACAGCATATCTGGGCTACTTCCAACGGCATTTTTACAATATGCTTGTCGACGTGAGCTTCTGCACACGCATCTAAATCTTCGTCAAGATAAAAAAGATTCATACTACCTCCAGTTAGCATATATTATACACTAACTAGTAATAAAAGTCAAGAGATATTTTCAAGTCGTGTCATTAATCTTTCTGCTCGATTTGTAACTTGCTTATACCATAAGGAGTCCCGGCCCTCGACGGCTGCTTGTTTCCAATTGTGTTGGGACAAATGAAACCGCATCTGTCGAAACTTCTCCAAGCGAGATGCTCCCAAATTGAACGCCATGTTTACTAGAATTAATTGAACTTCTTCCGGCCAATTGTGCCACTGTCCATAAAGTCGTTCGCAGTCCTTAATGGCATTGTCAACATCTCTATCGAAGCATTCTCTTGATCGCTCTGCCGTAATGGGTGTACCAACAGGCTCTCCCTCTTCTGGATCTGCTCCTGTGACAAGGTGTCCAATGCCAAAAGTAGCGTATCCCAAGTGGTCTTTATAAATTTCAAGAATTTCTCCTTCGTCTGATTTAATTTCTTCATACAATCTTTCACGATTCATGTTTACTCCTGTAATCCGTGATGGCTGCTTTAATTGCATCTTCCGCTAATACACTACAGTGTATCTTCACAGGCGGGAGTGATAGTTCTTTAGCAATTTGGACATTGCTGATTTTTCCCGCTTCGTCAAGGGACTTTCCTCGAACCCATTCTGTGAGAAGTGATGAAGAAGCAATAGCACTGCCGCATCCGTAAGTTTTGAATTTAGCATCTTCAATAATTCCGTCGGTCGATACTCGGATTTGAAGTTGCATAACGTCTCCACACGCTGGAGCTCCTGTGAGGCCCGTTCCGACATTTTCATCATCTTTGTCAAGTTTTCCGACATTTCTGGGATTTTCATAATGATCTAATACCTTTTCTGAGTACATATTATCCCCCTGGAGGTTTCACCCTTACTACTTCATCTAGTAGTAAATCACTTGCTCTATCCTCCCATACATTTGGTAGAAGTCCGTGTACGAGCAGTATAAATGCTACTTTCCAGGCCCCTAACAAATGTTCGAAGTATCCTTTATTTGTTTCTTTTAGATGACTGCTTATCACCATACCACATTCCTCCTGCTATTAGTAGCCCCGCTATGATTGAAAATAATATTACTGTATCTTCTGGTGTCAAAATTCACCCTCTACGGCTTTTTGAGATACTACAAAGGTAAAGCCTCCTGCTACCATAGGCAGCATCATTATACAAAATATTCCTACTAATTCCATTACCATGCCTCGCATTTTTTAAGAGAAGGTGCGTTTTGATGAATAACGTCACACTTTCTTTCTTGTGGGTTACAAGTAACCATAGATGCTAAAACTAGCACTAGTACTAAAGAAACTATTACTTGTTCTGTGGGAAAGTTCATTGGTTTTCTCGAAATTGCCCGAAGGTTTCCCCTCGGGCGAGTAGGTTAAAGTAGTGGTGCTAGAGACATTGTTATTACTGTTGCTGCCCATAAACAGAGCAAGCACTCTCCACAACACTCAACTTTTAAATAGTTCATATATATCCTTATGAAATTGTAACCTTTACTGGTTGCAGTTCATTAGGGATTTCTTCATGTAAATCAATACATAGCAGTCCACGTTCCATATAAGCCCTATCTAGCTTTACGTGCTCGCTTACGCCGAATGTGCGTGAGAAGCACTTACCGCTTAAGCCTTTGTACACGTAAGTTTCGTCGCTAGACTCTACCTGTTTTACATTTCCACTTACCGTGAGAAGCCCTTTGTGAAGGCTAATCTCAAGATCATCTTTATTCCAGCCAGGCACAGCTAATTCGACTCTATGGCCGGACTCGCCTACACGTAGAATATTGAATCGAGGGTACCCGCCATCGAGTGTGGGGGCAAAAACACTGGTATCATGAAACATTCGGTCAAAACCTAACATAAATTTATGCAGGTCTGCCACTGCTAGTTTAGCATTAGTCATAAAGTTCTCCTTTTATGAATTGCGTCCTTTCGGTACGCTTGGGCTCTTTCGATACCCGGGTTAGAAAGGGGCCGTAGCCCCGGGGGTTAAGAGGAGCAAACTCCTCCTTCTTCTGATGAGTCGAATCGAGTATCGCCACATCCATATTTTCCGTCATTGTTAGTATCACACGCCTGCTGCCATGTAATCATGTCAAAGGTCAAACCTTCGCTCCAAGGAACATAGGCTTTACACCAAGAATGCCCGCCCACAGTATAAGGATCATGAGGCTCTGGAACATAGTCTCTTGAAGCCCAAGGTACCTGTACACGAAAGAACGTGTCCTTGTTTTTCATTACTTGTCTTTTAAACAGCGCACTGCGCGTATTACTA